AAGGGAGTATCTGATACTTTCTGCGAAATTTTTGTACCTCATTAAGTAATTCAAAGAATAAAACCTTACGGTTTTACCCTTTTTATTAATTAATGGGAGTCCATTTAGCACTTTTGTGAAAATGTCAAATGAACTCAGACTATTTGTTAGAGGGACCTTTATAACATAATTAAGAATTTCAGAATATATAATTCTGAGATTGTTATAATGAGTAAAGATTCCTCTAAGTGGTAGCCCAGATATCTCAATCCCATTACTAATTCATCTCTTCGCAAACTCATATGTCGTCTTAGACACGTGCGTTTTTGAAGGTGAGATCTCTACACCTAACCGCATCATTTGACCTCTATAAATACTAGCAACTTTGTTGTCTTTAATAACAACATCGTCACCAAGTATAATATATTGATCAAAACCCATAACTTTATGTGCTTTAAAGGCACATCAAGCTATGAGTAAATGATGAGTTAGTGTAAAAGCAGCTCAAGAACTATAAGCACCCATTGGTTGACCAACTGCATAACGCAAGTCGGTTTTTCCATCTGGATGTCTATAGTCTCTATTTATTAGTAATGTTGATCAACTTTCAGAGAAATTACTATCTTGATAGATTTCAGTTAGTAATCTTCTCTGTAAGTCGATTGGGAATCGATCTGTCGCAGATGACAAATCTAAAGAATAGAAATATTCATTAGAATTTGCTCAATTGTGTTTTGGATCTTGAGTAAAAGTTCTATCACAGGGTAATCTTTTTAATAATTTAAGAAGATCATCATGTATAGGCTTTAAGGCTAATTGTGAATGGTAATCTACCATAGCAATAACACGTCTTTTACATTCTGGATCCTCAACAATTGATAATTTACCATTAGGTCATCTATCCTTTCCATAGGATAGTTCCATATTCTTAATAAAAGGAGTATGGAAAAGGTCTTTAAAACCTTCTTTCATAATGTTCATTATCGATATAATCAATTCCTGTTTATAGAAGAGGTGTGATCACTGGGAAGCCCATGTGGACTTTCC